TGTATTACAAACGCGCTCAAAATGGGAAAAAACAGCCATTTGATTTAATCTACCTTGCTTGCCAACACATGCAATGTGCCTGATCCACCGGATGTTACTGCCCATAAATCTTCACCATCTACCAATGACATCCTTAACACATCACCATTGTCCATGATGTAACCACTGGTTGATGTAACACCACTGTTGCCTATAAATATCTCATGCTTAGCGTGTAGTAACACATCACGCGTTACATTATCAACGCTAATGATTGATTGTCTTTCGCCTGTTACTGTTACCTGGCTAGTTATTATCGCCATTGATTTGTTCCTCACTCTGTAATCTTGCACGCCTAAAGCGTTCAAAGTCTTTGTGCTGTTTAGCACCTATCCACATCTTGCGCTGATGATCCATCTGTACGCCTGTGTGTGCATATAGTTTATACCCAAAACTCTTAGCCCTAATGCACCACAACAAATCCTCACCCACCCATTCTTTATGCAATGGCATGTCCTGATAGAAGCACCACTTATTACCCTGATGTGTTTGATCAGCCTCTTTAACAAACCTTTCAAACACTGATCTATGCACAATGATTGCACCTGTGCCAGCGGCATCTATCTCAATCACACTATCTTCTTCATAATCATGTACTGCATATAAGCCATTGTCACTACCTAATTTGAATATGCAAGGCACTGGCTCTAAGTACAACTCACCCACATCCCAACCACCATGCACTACCCCTGACACAATAGGCCGCTTATCCTTATCTGCCGCGGCTACTAACTTCTTAAAGTGATCAACTGTAAATCTCTGATCTGTATCTATCTGTAATAGCCAATCATCTGTTGTCTTCTCTAAGAAGGTTGCAACAATCTGATTGCGTAACCTACTGATAACACCTGATCCTTGTAGGCTAATGAACTGCCCTAATTGTTTTTGTGATCTAGCAACATCCAATATGCTGGTCATAAAGTCTGTTACTACATAACCAGGTGATGTAACCCCAATTGTAATTTTTTCTGTATCTTTCAATGCCATCCCTTCTTCACAAAATGATCCCATGCGGCACATCCGTTAGGTATGCCTGCATCCTTATCAATCCATCCATACCGGTGGCCAATATAACGCTTTGACCATTCAATTTGTTTTATGCCACCCACTCTTTTTAAATATTCTGATCTCCCCTGTGGAATCCCATAATGACTACCATTACGCGCTTTGGGGTTAAACCGGCTTTCATGGTGATATAACTCAATTAGGCAATAGGTCTGTTCAATATCGTATTTCAAACTAATGTAAATATATTGCTTGTAATGATTTGGTTTATAGTGGGGTAACCCAAAAGCGGGTTTTATATTTATCAATAATATTATTAAAACCAATAAAGCAGTTATTAGGTTTTTATTGGATACCCTGGTAACTAGATTTTGTGATGCCCCCCCCAAACCCCCCCCACGGCTGGTTGCCTGGATTGGCTGAGAAGATGGCAATTGAATACCCTGTATAACTGAGTTTCGCTTAGCCCCCTGGGATGAAAGATATAACATAAACACCAACTTTCAAATTTAGTCTAATTACGGCGTGTCTGTTGATCTAAGATTACACATATTGAACAGGCTTGATCGGGCATAAGCCACTTGCCACATTTAAGGCATCTTGATGGTTGCACCGCTAGCCTTTTCTAGTAATAAATCAACCATCTCTATAAATGGCCTGCAATGCCTTTTACTGGTCATGTAGAACCTATCCTCAATATCTCTTTGAGCATCATAATAGGTTCTTATTGTCCAGTATTGCTTAGTGGCTGTTGGAATAACAAAGATACCCTGGGTAACCTGACTAATCATCACATAAGCCCAGGGCTTAACCACCTTATAATCATATCCACTTACTGTATCTACAATTAGTGGGTTATGTGGGAAGTCATCCGCATTTCTAAATGATCGGCTAGAACTTTTAACTTCTAGCACTATGTCATCAATAACTATATCCTTTTCATTCAGGGTTTTATCCCTGATCTGATCATAGGTTGCCGCCATACTAAATTCAGGTACTTCTACATTCGGTATGCCAAAGGTTTGCAATAGATCGGCTACATAAAGATTATAGCCATGCCCATCACGCATAGCCTTGTGATAATCAAACTGCGCCATTGATGCACCCACAACTCACACATTCTTTGTAACCATGTTGTGTATAAAACCTTGCATCATTGCAGTAATAGCATCTTTCAATATCAGGTATTAAATCTACTTCAATACCATTATCAGTAAATGTAGCCCTAACCCCATGCTTATCAATGATCTCTAACTCACCCATTGCTTGCCCCAGGGTAGAACCACTTGCCGTCTTTGCTCATAGTTGCCCACTTAGCCGGGCATCCTTTAGGGCATGTGTATCCGTAATACGGCGTGCCGCGACCCTTTGCAATGCCGGTTTTAAGCACCATTTGACCATGTTCACAATATTGAATTGCCGGTACATCTGATGCAACTGCATCAACTACTTGATCTAAACTCATTGGTGTTGGATCAAGATCAGGCTTTGGTTCTTCTACAAACTGATGGCGCATAATCCTTTCCATCAATGCAGACTTACTACCAGGACTACCATAAATAACCTTTTCAGGCTTTGGTTCAACTGGCCTAGATAATAAATCTTGATCTAACTTATCAGTTGGTGTAACTGCCCATGTTTGCCTAGCCTGAGCCGCTATCACTTCTTGCTTTGATGCAACGCGCTTGGTTGCAGTTTTCATAGCCGCGACTATCGCCCGCCCCCAGGCAGAGGTTTCACATATCATAAGTTCACTACCAGCGGTCATGCCTTTACCTGGGATTTGTTCCCAGGCAACGGCTACCCCAGGGCGAACATCATGCGGATCGCGGTAACAAGCGGCGGTATAAACCACATAACTCTTACCTTCAACCTGCACAATCTCATAAGGTTTATTTGGGTTGTAAGGCTGTAATGATGCTTCGGGGTAAGCCTCTTTCAATTGGGCTATGCGTTCAGCCACATCAACATAATCATTCATGTTCATTATTTGTTTTCCCTATCCCAAAGGCTTACAACCTTTTCCATTAAGTAATCATTATCTTCTTGCAATTGCTTGGTACGCAATGCTGGATGATTAGTAGTTGGAAAATTGCTTACTGTAACTCTTTGCACCTTTACGCTTGATTGCTTAGCATCTATTGTGCCGCGTTTATAGCCACTCTTAAAACCTTTGTCGTAGCCATTTTCAACTGCAATGATCCAGGTTGCCGTAAGCATTAACCCAACCAATGCAAACAATATGATGGTCATTAACCACCCTAGTACTTCATAGTTCATATTTCACCGCTTCCTTGAACTTGTCTAACCAATAGGCTTCAACCATTTTGGCTGATAGCCTTCCTCTGATCTGCCTAGCACCAATAGCCTTTTTGGCGTGTTGGCGGATCAGGGAAGCCTTTACAAAGTGCTTACGCTTTTCATCAACATAAGCACCTGATTGTTTATCATATTTAACTAATTCCAAATCATCACCTGTTCTAGTTCAGCCGGTAATTCAACTGGATCAATATTATTTACTACCTGATATTTAGTACCATTTGGATGTATTGATGGATGCGCCACCACATAACCCTTATGTTTAATATCTATGCCTGGTATTAGTTTGCCTTTAAATTGCTTATCTTTGTTAGCCAAATAATAAAAGTGATAGCCATCATCTGTTTTAACTGTAAATGTATCCGACACTACACACATCCGGCGATATTGTTCCCATAAGGTTCTTGATGAAGCATTGCGTATGTCAAAATCCAATACAACCAAATTAGATTGGATAAGCCCTATACCAATATTTAAATCTTCATCCTTAAACCATCTTTTAACAGTAGTTAGATCATTGCTTGCATCAAGGTAGCCATGCCTTAAAAACTTACATGGCTCTTTAGATTGTGGTTTTAAAGGCATAACAAACCAACCTTTTTCCACATACGCTACGGCGTTCATGCGTAAACCCATGACCCGCGATAGTTAGTTGTAAAGCAATATTGACCAACAGCATTGTCAAAAGAGATGCTGAAATCATATTTATTTTGCTTTAAAAACTCAGTAGCCAATATTGCCGAAGCATAATTTTCTACCCAATAAATAAATAGATGTGACCAACAGATTGAATCTTCAAACCTATCTTTTTGACTTAGCCAATCCGGTTCAGTTGCCCATTCCATTTGTGCATCAGTTAAGGCTTCAAATTGATTCTTTGTAATTTTCATTAGTGGTTTACCTTCTGATTGTGTACATACTCAGCCAATAAACCAAACAATTTAGATTTTAATCTACGCACTGCATCATCAGGTGTTTTACCATAAGATGTAAACTCACCTAAAACATTTGATGTAGATGCAACATAATTATCTTCATCTTTTACATACCTAAAATCAATCTTAGTTTGTAATACGCTTTCAATTGTTGTTAGCATTTTTAACCCTTCCTTTCATTCTTGAACATCTATCACAACGCCATTCACTAATCAATGGTCTAATTGATATTGCACAATTTAACCAACATGTTTCCATATTGCATTTATCGCACCAACGCATATCAGTTGCAGTAAGTACTTTCATTATTTGACCTCAACATTTAATGATGACCAACACCAAGAACAAAAACCTAATCGCGTTTTGGTTGGATTTGGTGTTTGTAATTTTGCATTATTACACCAATCATTATCATCACAAATTTGTAATGCAACATCTGTACCTGCATGATCTATAACTTGACTAAGTAACATATTAACCCCTTCCGGTCAATTGCGTTTGTAAATGCAATTAAACACTAACCCACTGACAAATGCAATAGGCCAGGGTGGTGTGTCTTGTGATCTACCTCACCCAAAGGCCTTACCCATAGCCGTAAATGAACCATCAGCGTTAAATGGAATCATCTCCACGCTTACATTGCCCCGCTTTATATGTATGATGACCGCGCCAGCCTGCCAGTTTGCATAGCCTCTAATGCCCAAATAAGCCATCTTTTTCATGTCGCAAGTATGACCACACTCAACACCTACTAAAACACGCTCTAAACGGCCATTAAAGGCTTCTGAGTGGCATTGGTAGCCCATTCTGTGCGTGTGTCCCGACACTACTCCCCGACCCCACCTTTTCGCTATGTTCAACGCCGTACCGCCGCCTGCCCTAGAGATTGTGCCTTCATCCCCATGACAAAGCACAAAGTTAGTGCCAGGGATCGGGTAAGGCTGTTTAGCGTAATGGATGCCTAGATCATCAAAGCCCATAAATTTTGCATACTGCAATTCAGGCAACTCCATTAACCCAGGTATTCGGGCTACGGCTTTGTATAACCTATCTGAGTGATTTGATCTACTAACTACATCTGTTTTTAAATCGTACAAAATATCTTGGCAGGTTGCCCGAT